AGCCTTCTAGACCAGGCAAGTCATCCATCCAGCTGAAAGGGCGTGAGTAGTCAAGACCCATAGCTGAGGCAAACTTCTGGAATTTGTAAAGAGCGCGTTGAGCAGACTTAGGATCAAGTTTGTCTCGGTCAGCCAGGTCCCAGAAGAAGTCATTAAACTCTATGACCATAGGATCATCAGGGACGTCGTAAGTAGGCATGTACCACTGAGCGCCATTTTTGTCTGAAATGCCTTCTCTCACGTTGATGATGCGAGCTTTGACTTCACTTCCACGAGGGAGGATCTTCGGCTCAGGTGCTCCTTCAATTTCTTTTTCCAAGTCGGAATAGTCTGTTAGTGACATAGTTAATAATCTCCTTATAAAGTTTGGATTCTTGTTTTGGTTTAGGAATGTTACCCACTTGTTGAAAGGTAGATTCCTATACCATAGTTGCTCTTGTTTACTGTTCGTAGTTTTCTCCTTTTTGGATACTTTTATTATCGTCAAAGGTATGCTAGCCAATAGTTTAATCACCTCCCTTCTTCGTTTAAACCTCTCACGCACCATACATAAGCGTTAAAGGTTTTTGGTCTAAAGTTTGTTGTGCCCTCATAAAAGTGCACATACCATGCTTGAGTATTATCATTGGCATAGGTCGTAGATGACCAATAGAATGTTTGCAAGTTGTTAAATGGATGACCTACTGGTAGTGATGGACGATCTTGATTTGGGTCTATCAGGCTACTCAGTTCTGCCATAGTTGGAACACGCCATCCTTTTCTACTACCTGCAACTACATCATAGCAGTGGTCTATAGCAGATGCCCAACTCATAAATGTTCCTAGGTCTCTTTGCCAAACAAGCCCAGTTTCCTTGTCAATTACTATGTCATAATAAACTGCAAACCTTGTATTCTCTGCGTTAGTCCAACCGACTGATTCATCTGTCCCATCTTTAAATATTTCCCAGATAGGATTAACCTCAGTTTCAGTTGGGGCTTCAGGTTTTTCTGGGTGTGCTGGTTGAGCTAGGAAAAGGCAAAGACCAGCAGCTAAAACCAATCCTACTGTAAATCTTATTCTCTTTTTCATCTTATCCTCCTTCCAGTTTAGGTTTATCCTGCCAGTCAAGTCCAATTTTCTTTAAAAGGGCTTTAATGTCAGGTGGTTCAGTTGCTTCTAGTAATCCATTAGCTTTGAGCCGTGAACGAGCGATGTACTCACCTAGTGAGTCAATGAGCATCTCACGCTTAGGCTCCCTACCACGTCCGTCCTTGCCTACTATTACGTAGATCTCGTCAAACAGTAAAGGGATTGTAACTACTGCCTGACCAGTTGTGTAGAAGCGGTACTTGATATCTTCGTTCACGATACCTGTTTTAGGATCTATTCGTAACACTTTCTTAATTTCCCTTAAGTGCCCTGTCATGATGAAGTCACAAGGGATTCGCATTAGTTTCTTAATGTAATTAGTCATGTAGACTTTCTGCGGATTGTAGTCATGACGATGCTGAGGGGCTTCACCTGCTCGTGATTTGTTAGCGAGCTGGTAGTTCATCACTGCATCACCAAAGGTAGTAGCACTATCTAAGCAGTAGGTTCCAAAGTGGTCGAAGTAACCTACTCGAAAGCGGATTTCAATAGCTTTCATCCAGTTTGCAAAAGTGTCTGGGTTGAAGGGATCGTCACTTTCCCATTGAGTGTCTGCTACCACATCACCACTTTCGATCAAGTCACGCAAGCACTTTGTCCCACCAGGATCGAATGAATCTATATGAATAGGTCTGCGAGCTGTTCGAAGTAGGTATGTCTTACCTGCGTTAGTTTCACCTGTTACTAGTGCACTGAAACGCTTTTGTAGCGGATCACCAGCGTAATGCTTCCTTACGTTCTGAAGCTCCTTTTGATAGTCGTATGCCACCTTATTATCTCCTATTTTTATATAAGTTACAGTAAAAATCTTCGGGAGTTTGCACTGATACAACCCCGCAGTAAGGATCATCTATTTCAAACTCCAGTTCATCCTTTATCTCCTCACACGTTCCTTTTACTATATGCCAATTATAGCAAGTACCACACTTATACATTAGTTATTCACCTCAAATATAAAGTTTGTGTCATATTACTCAGATCAAAAACTGTTTTAAATTCTCCAAGTAAAATAGTTGATTTGTCTCTGAACACTTGTACTCCATGTAAATTAAGTGGTGCAAGTTCCCACTTTCTTAGATCATCGTGTTTACCAAGATTTCTCTTTTTGTTGCTTACAGTGTTGAACCCTACAACCTCGAAGAATCGTGAGTTTCTAATCCCATGCTCATTACACAACTCTTTTGGATAGATATGGATTATGTTAAAGTTAGCTAAGTCCTTATCTTCCTTATATCTATCTAGTATATCGTCTTTCTTCATTAGTTATTCACCTCCCCATCTTAGGTCTTTTTTTACCCGAGTTTCCATCGCTGAAGGATCCCAGAATTCTATCTTAAATCCAATAGGTGGCTCGTAGCACATTTGAAGTGGGTTCTGCCACGCTAAGCAGAAGTCATGGTAAGGACAACCACGGAAGTCTGTGCAAGAGGATGGGTTCATAGGGAATGCCATTAGAACTGGGTCGCTCTCTTTGCAGTGAAATAAGCGATCCATGTCCCTGTCAATCTCATCTAATAGCGTGTTCACAAGCCAGAGCCAAGAGTTCATCTGCTCAGGAGTCTTAAATGCAGGGACTCGTCTAAAGGAAGCGTGGTAGCCTGCAGAGCGAGCACTTGAGCCACGACTTAGGAATGTAAAGCCAGTTCCACAGAACTCTATTCCTAGTACGCTTTCAATAGGGAACATGCAGTACAGGCAATGAGTGTAAGTCCCATTCTGGATGCTAAGGTGAAACTGCTCATCCCAGTAACGGCTGTTTAAGTACTTTTCGTGCGTAGTCTTATGATCCCAGGAGAAGATCCTTTCATCCTCTCTACGTCTCATAATAGAGTCCATTCGATAGTATAGCACACGGTTCTCGTCTACAGGGACTGTACCTGAGATTTCAGTCATCTTTGTTCCATCTAAGATAACCACTTCATTTTCAGTCAAGTCGCCTTGACGTTCCTCGTAGAACTTCATCAGCGCACCAAGAACAGCAGTCGGTGTTTTAGGTTTGTTAAGCTCATCGTCTTCAGGTAAGAAGACTTGACGATAGTATTCGATGAACTTGTTGTAAGCACCTTGGACGTCTGCATAGCCGTTGAGTAGTTGGTGCTCACGAGCTATGTGCCAAGCGTGTCCGAAGTGTAAGTCATGGTTAGGGTAGTCAAGACGCCAGCCTAGGATGTATTCATAGAAGTACCAACGCCTGCAACGTATCCAGGTGTCGAGCTTTGATGAATCTTTAATTTCCCAGGTTGGGTCAGGAGTAATTGGTAGGGTCATTTTATTCCTCCTCTGTTTCTACAATAAAATCAAAGTATTCATCAAGCTCTACAATATTACCACAGACTTTTATACTTCCTTCAGTCCAAGGAAAGACATCTCCAATCGAGACATGAAATAGTTTTCCCTGCAGTTCTTTCCAAAACTGTTCAGTTTTATTTCTCATAGTCATCTCCTCTCACAATGTCTTATGTAGCTTCTTATTTCATCTAGCGTGTAGTAATTTAGGAATTGTTCCTTAGCTTTACGAAGACCTCTGCGTATAGTGTCATTGATGTTCTGCTGTGAAGTGTTTAGAGCAGCAGCCATCTCACGCTGAGGTGTTTCAAAGTCTCCGTTTCGCCAGCCTTTGTTTTTAGACAATTACTTTTTCCTTAATAGATGCATATCGAGCATTTCCTGAGTCATGCGGAGGATGCGACTTTGTAACTCTTTCACATAACTAATGGTTTCATCATACTCTACAGGATCTGCTTCAAACTCAATTAAAGCTTCCTTCCGCCACTTCTTAAGTGTACGTTCAGTTATCATTTGTTACCTCCTTTCATAGCACATGATTCCTTTCAATGTAGCTACCTTCCTTAAACAGCAGCAGGTTTAGTTTCCCATGTTTGTAGGCAAACAGTGCACAGGCTATAGAATTCATCACATTTAGCGAACAGGGAACTATGTAATCATCCTTTTTGGAGTCACTCATCTTATCAGTAAAGACCCTTAGCATGTTGTTAGTGCTATAGCGATTCATGGGACCTTCGCTTAAGAAGATGAGTTTACCATAGTTTCGAGCCGCTGAGAAGTCGTGAGAGCTTTTATTTACTATATAGACGTTTCTCATACGGTCTCCTTTGCTTTTAGTTATCACTTTCAGGTTCCATACCTATGTCCCCTTCTGGATGCGTACCGAGAGAGTGCTTGACTTGTTCCAAGACAGAGAAAGGCGCTGTAGATTTGACTTCGTCTATTGCTCTCCTATCTCGTAGATCCATAGTGCTGATTCCCTTAGGGCGTTCAAGTTCGTTTAATTTTTCAACAAACTTTTGATCACTCTGTTCACGAGGAATCTCAGTTGGAGTTAAGTCAAGGTCTATTGGCTC